AGTAAGTACCTATTTCCAGATTCTACAGACAATCCTCTGTGCATGTGCGTAAAGCTTGGAAATATTAGAGCGTGTCCGGTAGGTAATGGCTCAACCGTACCACGATTAAAAAACTCAGTTCCTCCACCTTTATAGTCGCCAGTATTTAGGGGAACTACCATACTGATATCAGCACTTGCATCATGATGCCAAGCACCTTGTTTTTTATCCTTTAAATTATAGTTAGCTATTTGAATTGCGCCACCATTAATGTGCCTATTCCAAATATTTAAAAATATAGGATTACCTATAGTATATATGGTTTGGAACAAAGATTGATAAATTTCTGGACAATTATCCTGTAAGGTAATTTCTGGTATTTGTCTTAATGTATCTTCATCAGGATTAGGTTTGAAGCCATAAAACTGTTCTAAATTATGTATTTCGTCTAATAATATTGAGCAAAACTTTTCTGAGAAAAAAGGTACGGTATATACATCTTTAAACGGTTCTTTGATAACTTTGTGTAGTTTATTGTCAACAGGATTGTTTTGGCCCTGATTATTGTAAAAATCAATAATATTTGGCAAAGACTTTTTAACAGCTTTGAAGGTCCTTTTGTCTATATACCAATCAGAGGGATGCTCTAATAATATGTTCTTTGTTTGATATTCTCTGTTTTCTGCTGCTTCATTCATTAAAAACTCGCAATCTCTATTGATATATCACCTGCTATATTTATATCAACTTTCCCCAAAGATGCGGTAGCTTCGAAACCTAAATGGTTTGTTCTTTCACCAATATCAACCCATTTATTACCTGTATAAACCTGTAAAACTCCTAAGGTTGTGTTCCATATTATGTCGCCTGCTATAAAGTTAAGTTTTTGTTTATCAGCATCATTTACTTGCTGAGTTCTATCAATATCTACAGATCCTAGATTTATCTCAAGTATTCTAGTTAGACGGTTGAATATGTCAGGGCTTACCTCACCTATAGCAGTAGGTAATTGAGTTGGTAATATTTTACTCATCTTCTGCCGTCAGGTCTTATATCAATCCTCGTAGCCCCAGCCCTCCATCCTATTGATAGATTTTTATCATCTGTAGCGTCATCATCTGACTCTATGCGTAGCACCATTTGCCTTGCCCTACCTCTTACAAATGCCTGCTGCGTGCTGGCTTGTATGGCACTTGTTGAGCTAACACTTAGGGAATCACCAGGAAAGTTTCTTGTTTTAACTACAACATTTACGTTGCCATTATTTTCATCTTGTAAAAATTTAAAATCAGGTATGATCTTTTGTATGAAAGTAAACTGATCGCCTTCTCCCAAATCAAAGTCAGAACTTTCTATAAATACATTTGTCATAGGAGATCCATCATCATCAAACCCTGTTTCATGACGGTATAAGTAATTATTACCTACAGCCCTAGGATAATTTTCAATACCTGAATCCAACCAAGCTGTTCTAGTCAGATTTCCGTAAAACCAAATATTTTCTGCATAGTTATAAATAACGTACCTATCAATCTCTGATGAGCTTGCAGAGCAATAGAACCAACCTACCTCATTTTTATCTGCAATAGTAAAAGCGTTTATTTTGAATGATTGCAGTAAATTGATGTCGGAAAAAACATAATTATGTACTGAACAGGGGACTGTTTGAACGCTACCGTTATAAGCATAAAAGTTGTTGTAACCCATCCAGAAAACACCTGTAGGCGCTGTAACAGCAGCTTTTGGTCCTACAAGACCTGTGCCTTCATTTATTAAATTCACTCCAAAAGTAAAAGGAGGGCCTATGAACTGCATACTGTATAGAGCTGTATCGGTCCATATAAGTATTTCTTGTCTTGATTTTACAGAACCTATAATTGAAGATCCTGAAGATAATCGTAAAGAACCAGCAGTATTGGTGTTTCTTGGTTCGAATTCTAATGCATTTTCTTGGTCGCTAAACGCTATCAGCATAGGATCTACAGATCCTGTTCTTGTGCTTCCTGATATTGGATCTGCCCCCAAGACTATCAAGTGTCGGTCCTTTTCAGATGTTATTACCTGTAATGCACGCGTAGGCACTTGATTTGCACCTGCAATAGATGAAAGTTCTACAGCTCTTGTATTTGTTCCGCTGCTTTCATCCCATCTAAATATACCACCGGCTCTTTGATTGATAATTAGATCTTCGCCAAAGTTATCATGTGTCCATAATCTAAGTTGATTTGTTGCAGACAAAGCTGTTGCTGAGCCAAAAGCTCCTTCACCCCATCCGCTCAATCCCCATCCTGTACCAGCAACAAAAACATCAAGACCTACATTTACTTGGTAAGTTCCCACAACAGAAGAACCACCATTACCAGAGTCTGATGAATTTGCAGTAACTGTAGATCCGCTGGTGTCTTTGGCTTCTATTGTGTAAGAGTTTGCATTTACAATTGTAGCTATCTGATATTCTTGATTAAGAACGGCAGCTGTAATATTACCGCCAAGACTAGCTGCACCTGAAAATGTAACAAAATCGTTTTGTACGGCCCCATGTGCGGTATCAGCGACAGTAATTGTCGCATCACCATCTGATGCAGAAAAAGTAACATCTCCTGCACTTGTTGTAAGTCTTATTGGAGTTATATCATTAAAGTTTGCACCTTCTTCAACGTAGTATTTGAATGTTGTGCCTAAACCCAGATACTTTGTGCCGTCTAGGGCAATCCAACCATGTAAGGCTCTAGCGGTACCTAGAAAAGTGTTGAGGTTGTCCTTCTCCCATCCACCAAATTTTTCAGGACGACCTTTCCTAAAACGAACTAAATTGCAGTCAAACCAACCGCCCTCATTATCGTAATCAGTACCTTCTCTATTGATACCTGGTTTAAATATTGCTTTCTGTAGAGCCATACAGAAATCATCCTCCTACTGGGAACCGTAAACTATTGCAGCTATTATACCTAGCACGATAATAGCAAATAATATTTTTTGACCTGTAGTGTAAGTATTTTCATAAGCTTCATTAACAAAAGGTGTGCTAGGATCATCAGCTACATAATGACCTCTTTCGTTTCTTGCTCTTTTTCTAGTAGTTTTACTCATAGTTTCTCCTTATTATTGCCAAGATTTACCTTCAAATAGTAAAGCTTCAGCTTCTCTTCTTTTTATCAAACCTTCCAATTCTTTACCGTTGGCTTTTGTCCAACGCTTGATTTGTGCAGGCACCTCATCATATTCTCCATTATTTAATTTTTTTAATAAAGTAGAATTTTTCAAATTAGTAGGACCAAGGTTGTATGTCCAAGAAACTAACGCATCAAACTGATTTTGGTTGAGAGGAACATGAACAAAATCTTTTATGTACTGTTCGTATTCTTCATCTAACTCACGCCATAACCTAAAATCAGCTTTTTCTTGTGACCATACATCACCAGGTAAAACACCTTTTGTGGTTCCCCAGCCACAAGTCCAAACTCCAGCGGCACATTTGTATGCGTTCAGTTTACAACCTTCAAAGAATTTTATGAGTTTTAAACCTTCTTCAGAAACATGCATTTCTTCAGATCTAGGCCCAGGGTTCTCTTTTGCCACCTTTGTAAACCCTTGCATGACCTTCTTGAATAAGTTTTTCACAAATATCTTCTCCTTCTTCAGTATATGGAATTGCAAGTATCCTTCCATACTTACCCTTACCAAATGATTTTATTTTTATATTACCACTACATAACTCTTTGAGCCTAGCCTTAGCGGCTAGTCCTAGTTCCTTTTCTTTGAGATTTCTAGTGCGTGACTCAGGTGCGTTTATGCCGGCAAGCCTACATCTTTGTTTATGTAGCTTTACGTCAAAACCTAGATCTAGGTTTACGTCTATGGTATCGCCGTCTACAACTTTTACAATTTCGGCGTTATAAATGTAAGGTTCTACCAAAATAAAACCTAATCTTTTTCAGATGTATTTGACGCTCCGAAGTAGAACGATATTATTGCAGATGCTAAACCACCTAAGTATCCCAAAACAAGGTTGATCAAAGCTTCTGAGTTTTGTTCTGGTGGTTGTAGTGTGACCAAAAATATATATCCCAAGAAACCACTTATAACTGCAAGCCCCATAATCCTAGCGGTCCAATCTTTGCTAAATTTAGATCTAGCATCTTGTTTATCTTGTGTTTCTAATGCAAAGACATCTACCTCTAGTTCTTGCATTCTTATTTCAAAGTCTTTTTCTGCTTTTTTGAGTTGCAGCATTTGCTCAGGTGTTGCTTGCTGTAAGCCTTGTTCTATTGCTTTGGGGGTATTTGGAACTCCTAATACTTCTGCTATAACAGATCCAGCCATACCTCCCAACGGTCCTCCAAGGGCCGCTCCGAGATTAGGTGCAATACTGCCTACTACGTTTTTGATAGATCCTGATAATAAATTTTTAAGTGCCATAATTATTGAATTGGTAAGATTAATGAAAGTAGGGCGATTATTAACGTCCCTGTGAAACCGAATACTCCAAAGGCAGAAAGCCTCATGGTTTTGTTGATAGAAGATATTTCTTGTTTGATATCATTTGTTTCGTTGAAAATAGTTTTCCAACGCTCTTCGCATTTAACTTCATGAGCGTGTAAATCTGCCGCTACTTTTGATGTTGTTGCTCTAGTTGCCATATTAGTTTGCTAAAGGGTTTTTATCTTCTTTTAATTTTTCTTCTAGATTAGAAATTTTGTTTTCTAAATTATCTCTGACGCTTGCAATTTCTTGTTTTAACAAGCTTAAATCTTTCTCATGATTATTTACACTATTCTGAAGCACGCTTATTTGGTCGAGTTTTTGTAGCTTCTCATTTATAACAAGCATTTCAGATTTTATACCGTTAATATCTTCTTCATAAGAAACAGCTGTTTGTGACTCTAGAGCTTCTATTCTTTGCACATAACCGGCTCCAGTATATCCAACACCAGCTATAGTTGCTAACAAGCCTCCTAGGGCCACCAGTTGCGCTAATTTAGATTCTAAAAAGTTCATAGATTTACCTGTGATTGTAAAATAGTTTGCATTTTATTTATGCTTGTATTGGTTAGATTGTAATATGCGCCGGTATTATCATCAATATTTGCATCTGAATAAATAATTTTGCTTTCATACCATAAACTTTGATCAGGTATTGTTACATCTTTATATCTATCAAAACCTGGCACAAAACCTAAATATGCAACAAAAGTAGTTTGATCGGCATATTCACCAGATTGCTGCTGTTCCTCCTCCATATCTTCCTGTTCTTGTTTTAGGTTGTTTTCAATAATTTGGTCTGCTATTTGGTCAGCTTCTGAAGATGTCATTACGCTGGAGGTAGCCGACAAGATTTGTCCTTGTAAGTCACTTGTTTGCACATCAGACATTATTGAGCCATCTAGTGTTGCTAAAGGAGTTATAGTTATTGATGTGCCACCTATGGTGTCAGATCCACCACTCATTTGTAATACAGTATTGTTTTGAACATTAGCAGACAATATTTGATCTGATATTGATGGAGATGATGATGTGCTGATACCTCCACCTTGACTAACTTCGGTATTGCCTATGTTGTTTTGCGTTGTATAGCTATCTGTGGCGGTCCTCATAGTTTGAGCTACAACACGCAAAGCTCTAGATATGCTATTGCCCTTTGGATTTTCTTCAAATGTTTCTACCACTTCTTCGACAATTTCTTCTTCTAATAATTCTTCTATTTGTTCCTCTACATCTTCTTCTACTAACAGCTCTTCAATCACTTCTTCTTCGATAATTTCTTGAATTATTTCTTCTATTTGTTCTTCCTCAATAATTTCTTCAATATCTTCTAATATTTCATTTCTAGTAAAAACTTCTACCAGCTCATCTGCATCAAACACGTCAATAACATCAACATTATTTACTACTGATATGCTTTCTATCAAAGGATCAAACGTATCTAATACATCTATTATTGGATCTATAAATATCTCATCATCTGTGAAATCATCAAAATCAAAAAAAT